TGCTCTTCCAGTTGCCGTCAACGTTGCCCTTCTGGTTGAGGATGTCCATAAGCGTTTCAACGCCTGCGTCGGTTACATCACGAAGCATCGCTGTGAAGCTGAAGGTAATGGGCGACTGGTCCCCTAGCCGAATGCTAGCCGGGCTGGTTATCTTGCCCCGGTCTAGGAAATTATTTACAGCCCCCTGGACCCCGCTAACGGTCATGCTGAAATCTCCAGCCTCGTATGCGACGACGTAGGACGATGCGCCCGAGGCCACGGTGCCAGCAGAGACAAAGCCGCCGCCGCCTGCGGTAGACTGAGACGCAAAGGTCAGCGTTCCGTCGATCTTGGTTTTAACTACTGTTGACTCTGCCATGTTCTTCAGGCTCCTGTGTTAGCGGTTGCGACCGCGTGATCGTTGTCTTCCGCGCTCGCGCTGTGCGATGCGTTGAAGTGTAAAGGCACTACGTAGAGAGGTAAAGACCGAACCGCCCGGCAACGCAGAAATCCCAGCGGCCTGCATGAGTTGGCGCTGCACGGCGGCGCGGGCGATGTCGCCCAGCAATGACCCGGCGGGCGCTCTGAATAGTTCCTGCTGGCGCGTAGCCTCTGCCAGTATCTGCGAGATCAGGCCCTGTCGCTGTTGCCATCCGCGCTCCGCTTCGATCTCTACCCGCTCGGCGCTGTCACCCTTGTTGATGAATGAGACATATTCGACCGGATTCTGAATCACTAGCCGGGTGCCGTCTACGAAGACGCGCCATGCTCGCAGGCTGCGCCCAGTATCGACGGGCCAAGACGTGAAGATCGCCTCTTCTACCCCGTCGGCTATAGTTCGCAACACCTCAGCGATGCGGGCGATCGTGTCTGCGGTGAGGCTGGCTTCATTGAATCCGAGCCGCTGCCCTGCGTCGATGCTGAAGTCTACCGCGCTCACAGGAACCACCCCGCGATCACTGTCTGCATTTCGCTCGCTACTTTGTCCCAGTCATCACGCAGGAACCGCTCGACCTTTTTCACGCCTCGCCCTCTGGGTTCGTCTGCCTTGCGCGCATGCTCTGCGTAGGGCACCTGTGAGGAGACTACCGCGCTCGTGCCCTGGATCTTCCAATTCCAGCCAGCAGCGAACCGGCCAGACTTGACCGGCAGCGGGCCTTCTGTCTGCGCGGCTGGGATGATGCGGCCAGAAGCATCGCGCAGGCGTGGCTTGCGGCGGCGATGGCGCACCACTGAGCCGAAGTCCTCAGCGCGTACAAACAGATCGTAGCGTCCCTCACTGCGGGCGAGCGCGTCGGTTAGCTCCTTCATTCGATCCGGCGTGATCTCTAGATCGTCGATCGTTTCGCGGAGGTCTTCGCTCAGTACTTTGATCTGCGTCATGAGCCCGCCAGATCAAACGCCGACAAGATGCCAAGATCAATATCCCAGACCAGCCACTCACGCGAGCCGCTGAGCCGCTCCCGGTCCGACCAGTCGGTGATCGATAGGTTCGCCCGCGCTGCGTTGCTGCTGTTGCGGATGGCGCGCTCTAGTGCGTCTAGGTTGTCTAGCGCCGCGTCTCTAGTAGTCTCGCGGTCCTTCGGGTTGATGCGGTGCGCGTATGTCAAACGGACTGACCACTGCTTGTTTACCGTAGTCGTTCGCCTGCCTCGGCTGCCCGCGTCCTTACTGCTCAGGCTGGCGAGCGACCAATACTGGTGCGCCCTGCCTTGCGGCCCGGCTTCGAGGTCGATGTGTGCAGACTCAGCCACGCCAGAAGCGGCACCAAGCAGCGTGCTCAGGTTGGCGCGTAGGCTGCTACGGTCTAGCGCGCCTACGCTCATTAGTACGCCCGTCCAGGCCCGCCAAGATATACGGCGCTCGGCCCTGCTATGCCTTGCTCGTCTTCAGATACTAGCCCGTCTTCGTCGGTGTCATAGGTCAGCTTGAGCCGCGCCCACTCTTGTTCGTATCGGCCAAGGTGGTGCTCGGCCATGTCGGCCCACTTGCCATCGCCCACGCTAGAGGCTGCGTCATTGAAAAGCAGATAGGCGGCGAGGTGCCGATGACAATCGAAGAGCGCAAAGTCAGAGAGGATCAGATAGGGGCGGCGACCCACCGCAAGCAGGCGGCGCTGTATCATATCCCAGGCTTGATCTAGGAAGTCGGCCAGAGTCTGGCCCGCAGCTAGCAGGCTGCTCGCGTCTTGGTGGATCGCGCTCAGGTCTGCGGGTGTGACTGCCGGGTGTAGCTCGCGCCGCACCAGAGCCGCCGCCCGTTGAAAGGTATGCTCTTCGCTGGCAATGGTTAGATCCCAGACGATCAACCAGTTATCCTCAAGGCTGAGCGTTGTAGGCAATACGCCAGCGGTGAGCGTATAGGTCGCGATGCTTGCGGTGATGGTCACGGACTGCGCGTCGATCAGCTTGGTGCCGTCGCCCTTGTACACAGTCACGGTGCCGGAAGATGGCGCGGTGAGCGTGCTGCCGTTGTAGATCGGAGACTCGATGATCTGCGTTCTGCCGCGAACTATAAAGTCAGGCAGCGCGTGCTTATGGCTGTATGCGGTCTGTTGAGGCATCTACAAGATCTCCACAGTATCAAACCAGCCACCCTCGGCCATCTCTATCAGGCTGTGTAGTGATGCCGCCTCTGTCTCTGTCAGCAGCGCAGAGAGATCGATCTCGCAGCCGTGCGCCCAAGACCAAACGCTGGTCGGAACCGGCAAAGCTCCGCGCCCGTCAAGGTGGCTGATGGCCTCGACAACGCGATCCGTTGCCGTTGCCGGGTGCGGGTATCCCGTCGCCGCTGACAACTCAACCTCGCGCGCCTTGGCGGCTCCTGCTGTCTCTAGTACTAACCAGCGCATTTAATGGCCCACCCTGATCCCGTAGCGATCAGATAAATAGCTCTCGACTATGGAGAATTCGTTTTGCGTTAACACCCCATTGAAGATCATCGCCTCAGATAATGGCCCGTCGTAATAATCATCAGCGTTGTTGTTGTCGGCTGCGTCGCCAATCTGAAGAGTCGTCGCTGTGCTGACGAGATCGGCTGCTGCCGCTGTGGTGCCATCTACCCCGTTTTGCCTAGTCTTGATCCCGCCGGAGTCGGAATAAAGCGCGAAGATCGCTGGCTCTCCTTGGTTTATTTTGCCCGCAGTCTCTGGGATCGAGTCTTTATAGCCGGCGTTAAAAATGCCGCCTCCGAACCCGCCACGATTTGCACTAAGAACACATATACCGATATAGCCAATAGAGGGGTTCGCTGTCAGGAGATTAGGCGAGTTGCTATAGCTGCCGCTCGCCCCTGAGCCACCGCCGGACGAATCCTGCCAGCCCTCGCCCATAACTACAAAGATCGTCCACTCGCCCTTATCGGTGAGCATTGCGTACAGGTCAGAGCCGGTCATCCGATCATCGTCCCAGACTATCTCAGGGTGCCCGCCAAGCCCGGCCTTCTTGGGTGTCGGCTGGCTGCTTGCTGTCGCCTGTGAGAAATCGTGACCGCGCCCGCTCATGTCGCGCCACTTTGAAACGGTCGATCCGTTTGTCTCAACGCCAGCATCAGCGCGGCACCAGACAACCAGATCTTTGCTTAGGTGTCGCGGATCAAAGCCCTGCGCCGGGTGCTCTGTGTGCACCTGTGCGCTTGGCACCGGCTGCGCTTGCTTCGGGTGCTTGCGGAAGACCGCGCCCATGCTAGCGCCCGTCGTCTATATACAGCGTCACCACCATGTCAGTGTCGGCCTGTGATGCTGGCGTGATCGTGACATGAGGCTGAGCGAAGAACGGCACCGGCGAGGCTAGCAAGTCGCTGAGCGTCTCCGCGTCTGAGCTAAAAGACAGATCGGCGCTATATAGCTCCTCACCACCACCAGCAACAGTGAGCGTGCTGCTCTTGTAAACCTTGACCGTTACAGTGTCGCCCGTGTTCCCGGTGTTGTCTGAGATCGTAGCCCGCAAGCCCAACAAGCGGCCCTTCGGGATCACGTCTCCGCTGCCCTCTGTGACTGCCTGCGCTGCGCTCTCGCTGGCTGCTTGATTCGTAAATGTGAGCGCGTCTACGTTATAGATCGCCATTGTCTAACCCTCCTTGGGTGGTGGGTTAGCTTAGGGCGGCCAGTTCGCCGGTCTTCAGCGTTCCGTCGCTATACCGCAACCGCGCCATCAGCTTTCCGCCCTCGTCTATCCAGACGACAACCTCGTTAGGGTCGATCTCTGCGTCGGTGGGTGCGCCGCTCTGCGCCTTGATAAACACCTCCGAGGAGTCGTTCACCTTCACGCCGTGGTTGATGTGCTTTGTGCCTTTAGCCATTGTTACCCGCTCCTATGGAGACCCCTTGTGGGGTCGGGTGTTATTTGTCTCGCCTGTGCCCCTTCGGGCGCTCTGATTTCTCGCCATGATACACAGCCTTGACCGCCTTGCGGGCCTTTTCTCTGGCCCAGCGCGGATCAGCACCGTGCTTGATAGAGCGCCGGATCAGCGCGTCCATCGTCTTCCGTCCTTCGGGATGCTCGCCGCTCATGGACTGGCCTCTTCCTGCATGCGCTTGCCCTTGACCTTGCGGCGGGCCTTTGGCTTCTCATCGCTCAGGTGCGCGGGCATTGCTGCAACCATCGCATCGAGCCGGGCACGCTCCCGAACGAGTCGGCCCGCCACTACCTGATTGTGCGGCGCTGTTGCTGCGCTGCCCTCAAGCCTCTCGACTCTCGATTCTTGCTTGTGCATCTCTAGTTGATAAACCTGCTTGCTCATCGGTGAGCAGATCCCAGAGGTCACAAGGTGCCGCCGGAAGTCGCGCCAGCCCTCGTCATCATGATCCCAGAAGACGCGCCCGCCTACGATGCTGGCCTCGTCCCAGATGCTGAGATAGACGCGCCCGCGACCCTGCTTGGGCACCTCTTGCACGTACCACTTGAAGTCACCAAGCCGATCGTCGCTGGGCCGCACCACGTGCCAGCCGTTGCGATTTACCTGGGCCACTGCCAGATCGGTGCCGCCGCCTTCGGTGACTCCGTTGCAGCCGGGATCAAGGTGCAGCTTAGAAGGCACTGGCAACCACTCGCCACTTTCAAAAGACCAGCAGTGTGGATGCACCATATACCAAAAGCGGGCGCGAGCCTTTACATTGCGCGGCAGCTTGTGCTGCTCGCTCGTGGCTGTCTCTGTTACTCGCTGGCCTATGATTGCTGACATGTGATCTCATTCCTCCGGTTGTGACTAAGGCACCGAGCGAGCGGAGGACTGCCCGCCCGGTGCCGTCGTCTAGTTACTAAGCGTCGGTTGTAATGTTGACGCCTCGTGCGTTCTCAAGCAGTCCCACCGCACAGAATGCGTGGCCGACTACCCGGCTGATACCGGGATCACCTGCCCGCACGAACTCCGCATAGACGGGGCTCTGTGACGGTGCGGCGATGCTGCCGGGCATGGCAGCGCGTGCGCTGGCTTCTACATAAGCAACGCAGCCGGGACCAAACATCGCGCCGATCCGATTGCCGCCGCTCGTTGTGATCGAGTCACTAGAGAAGATGTCAACGCCTAGCAGGTTGCCCTGATAGCCGGGACCCTTAAGCGCCAACTGCTCAGCGGTGCCGGGCATGAACTGCATGGCTCCACCCTCAGAGCGCAGCGAGGTACGGAGATCCGTTACCTGCACGGGCGCGAGGACTGCCGTCCAGGGTCCGCCAACCAGAGCCTGCTGGAGTGTCGCGGTCGCGGCGTAGAAATCATCCACGGTCATATCAGCGCCAGAGGTGCCAACGTTCGCGGTGATGGTATCGGTAGCAGCGCAGACCAGATCGGTGAAGCGCAACTCATAGGCCTGAGCCATCTTTGCCGCGAGGGCTTGCAGATCGAGTTGGCCGGGGCTTGCGACGATGCTGTGAAGGTCGCTCATTCCAAAGCTAATGATCTGGTGAGCGACGGTCAGAGAAACAGAGCCAACAGTCACGGCTGTATTGTCTGCGGCTGTCACCTCATCTGCGTTGGCTGCGGCCATTGCGAGATCAAAGTCAACCGTGCCGGTTGTCAGCGTGGCAGATCCAGATCCGCCGATGTCGCCCAGGTTGGTAGCCACAGCGCGAAGGCTGGTCGGATCCATGAGCAATTCGTGGAGTAATTTATTGTAGATCTCCGCGCTTCTAGTGTGAGCGCCTGATCCAGTTAGCGTGATTTCTTGAGCCATTGTGAGCAGTTCCTTATCTTAGACGCAGCGCGCCCGATGTTGTTGTGTCGGCCCTTATCGCCCGAACTGCCCGGCGGCGGCGTGGCCCCTTGTGCTGGCTCCCTTATCGCCCGATTATGCCCGGCGGCGGCCAGAGTCAGCGGTTCAATGCTAAGCGCCCTGCGGCGCTGGTGTCAATACTTTAGGCTCGCGAGGATGTCGGCCTTGTTTGCGTTCCAGTCGGCAGAACTCATCTGTGCGTACTGTCCTGGCGTGTAGGTCTGCGGTGCTGGCGGTGTCGGCTGCGCTCCGTTGTTGGCCATCGGCTGCGCGGGCGCTGCGGGTTGCGCTGCTACCTCTGGCGCGGGCGCTGCTGGCTGGCCCGGCGCGAGGTCTGCGATCATGCCTTCGCGGTTAGCTTCCCACCAATCGCCCCACGCCTGCGCCTTGTCACCTTCGGCTTTTACGTGCTGCTGATGCTGGAAGAGCGCGAAGTCTCTCACGCTGCTCTTAGTGACTCCAGCCTCTAACATGCTGATGTGTGCGGTGCTGGTGTTGTTGCTGTTGGTCAGGTCGGCGCGGGCCTTGTCAAGCTCAGCGCGCAGATCCCCGATGCCTTCGACCTGTGCCGCGAACTGGTCGCGCTCTTTGGTGGTGGCTTTGATGCTGGCCTGCAACTCTGCAAGCTGCTCGGTGAGGGTCTTGCGCTGGGCTTCTGCGGCCTTGCGCTTTTCAACCTCGGCCTTGAATCGTTCCTCTGGGATCATCGGTACATCACTCACTGGTCACGCCTCCTGCTGGCTTGAAGCTAGATCCGACCGTGCCCATGATGCGCTCGGCGGCTTCTCTGGATAGATTGAAGAACTCCATCAGCATCGACACGCCAGCACCGCGAGGCAGGACGCCAGACGCTACCGACTCGACGATGCCCTTGGCTGCTGCTACCTGTGCGCCGTTTAGCGCGGTGTCTGCGGCCTTCTCGCCGCCGTCCATTGGCAGGGCTCCCGCTAGCGCGTCGTCGGCCTTGCCGATCTCGGCTACCGTCACGGTCTCTGCCCTCACTCGCTCAATCCAGCCAAGCGCCTCTTCACGGGTCCATCCGGGATTTTCCGCGAGGATGACATCCACAATGGAGCGCGTGCCGAGAGCGATCCCCGCCTGCGCCTCTTCGAGTCTGGCCTTGCGCTCTTCTGTGGTCAGCGCGATCTGAGTGTATCGCAGGTTATAGCCATCCTCTGGCAGAGACGTGCCCGCCATCGCGTTGCTAAGCGAGGCAGCCAGAGCCAGCACGCGCCGATCGCCGTCCTCAAACTGCGGCACCATGGCGCGGGTGCGCTCCCTGATGAACTCGCGCTTCAGGCTGATAGCGTAGCCGCTGGCCTGCCCTGACTGCTGAAGGTCTGCCGGGCTGATGCCTGCCGCAATGAGCCCGCTGTGCTCGTAGGATTGAATCGCCATCTGGAGCCGCTCAGGATCACAGCCCGCCGCCCATTGGAGCGCCTGCACCGGGCCTCCTGTATCGCTGTCAATCATCAGCATAGAGGTCGGATCGTTGGGCACCTCGCGCCGGGCGCTCTGGCCTTTGACGTTAACGCCGCGGATGCTGCCGCCGCTGAGACCTCGGATCGGGTGGCTTGCGTCTCTGATGCAGTAGCAGAGAAAGGAGTTAAGAGCCGCGACCGTCAAGGTCAGGTCCACCATCTCCGCGCCTGTAAATGCGTCCCAGAGCCCAGAGCCTCCGCCCTCGGCGTGGTACAGCACGAAGGGCAGCGAAGGAACTCCGCCGATCAGGTAGGGATACTCGGCACCGCTGAACGATCCGCCGAGCACCTCCGCGCTGATGTCTGTGCCCTTGCTCGGATCGGGGCCGTCTGGCAGAACCACTTTATAGCTCGGCTCCTGCGGATCTCGCACGTCGAGCACGTCCCAGGTCCACCGGGCTTCTCGCTTGCCCTGTCGCTCTAGTGTGCGGATGCGGGCCTCGACTACGACGGCAGGATCTGCCGGTCGGTCAGGTGTAGCCGAAGCCCAGACCATATCGCTTGGTACTACTCGAAATTGCAAGCCGCTATCAGTCCAAGCAACGCGCACCAGACCCTCACGCATGCCCACCACCTGCCGCTGATTGCGGCCCAAGACAGACCATAGCTCAGCGGCGCGCAGTTGCTCGCGGAAGTCATCCAGCCCGCCCTCTGCTACGTCTTGGTGCTCCACGGTGGGAGCCTCGGCGTATAGCTTGGACAGTTGATCGACCAGAGCGCGCAGCGGGTTTCTGCTGAGGTCGCGGAAGCCTAGCCGGGCGGCTGTGTCTTGACTGAAGAAAGATCCGATCCGGTCGTCGAGGTCTTGCCGCCACCACCCCTCAAGGATGCGCCGCCGCTGGCGTGAGTGCTCGCGCCGGGCTTCATCGCCGGGATCGGGTAAAGGCGGTCGCTGTTGCTGAACTCGTGGATCTGTGAGGTTGTTCATGTCCTACCTTACGCGCAAAGACTGGACGCCCTTGCTGCGGGTGTCAAGGAATGTTCGCCCAATGTAGCGCGCTGCGTCGAGTGCGTGAGATAGTTCCTTGTTCGCTGAGTCACCGCCCGGCCCGCGCCAATGACGGAAGCCGCGTATCAAAGTCTTGCAGCGCGGATGCACATGAAAATCCTTACCCTCACCGCGCACCATTGCAGAATGTAGCAGCCTGCTCGTGTAGGCCACGCTTCCCGGTCCTTTGCGGGCTGGCATGATCTTAAACGGCGGCGTGTGTGCAGGCATGCCAGAGAGCACGGCGATCGACTCTGTGAGCAACTGATTTACCTTGTAGCCTGCTTCGCTCTTGCCTGCGCTGTTCGTGTCGCCAATGGCAACGTCTACCGCTTCTGGCTGAAGGTCCCAACGATCGAGCATGTCGAGGATCCCTTGAGCGTCTCGCTCGATCCCGGTGTGCCCTTCGCTGATGTACTCGTCAAGGAACCAGCACTGCGGGCTTGCGCCTCTGGTGAAGGCGACCAGCAACGCCGCTTCTCGGCCTGCGTCCTCGCCGTGATCCACAGAGATCCCGATCGACACTTCGACCCCTGGCAACTCTTCGGTGATGTGCTCGTCTGTGAACGCGCCGAAGTAGCGGTGAGGGCTTGCCCCTTCCCAGGCTGCGGCTATGCGCTGCGCGGATTCGCTAGGCAAGGTGTGCGCGATGATGTCTTCGATCTGCTGCTCAGTGAGCCACGGGCAAGCCTCTTTGCTGAGCCCGTAGTGAATATCTTCAATACTGCCGCGCTCTACTTCTGCCTTGAGCCATCCCACCGGGCGACCTATCGGTGTCAGCGTGAGCCAGACTCGCCCGCCCGTGCTGGTAGTGCGCGCCATGCCCTCTGCGAAGACTGAGGCAGGCGGTGGCTCATCGAACCAAACGAAGTCAAGCGTTGCCCCTGCTGCGGCCATCGTGCCCGCTTCCTGACTAACAATCGTCAGCGTCGATCCGTTGCGGAGTCGCAAGATCCGCCGGGTGCCGACTCTAAAGCCGCGATCGGGATCGTACTTACAACTTGGATGCAACGTGCCCTTGGGCAGCAACTCCCAAAGCTTGGACTCGATCTCTTTGCTGGCGTCGATGCTGTAGGGCACCAGACGGCCACGAGAGGGCGCAGGAGGCACGTCTTGATATGGATGCTTTCCCAACATCCAGAAAAGCGCCTCAGCGGCCCCGCAGAAGCTCTTGCCTACCTGATTGGGTGCACGCAGTAGCCGCACCCTGGCCGGGCTGTGGTGGAACCTACGTTGGCCCGGTGTCGGCTTGTACAGTGCGAGCGGGTTGCGCTCAACTGCTCGCAGGGCTCTGGCAAGGCTCAATGCTTGCGGGCTTCCATGCGCTGTTGTAGGGCTGCCACATGCTCAGGTGTCAGGCGCTCGGCTAGTGCGTCGAGCATCTCATCGGGGTCAAGCTCGCTGTCAGCGTCGGCTGCTTCTTGCTGCTCCTGCATGGCGACCGTGATGATCTTGTCTACCGCTGTGCCGTGTGCCCGGTTTAGCTCAGTAAAGCCCAGGTCTGCGCGCTTCTCATCATCTTCTAGCCGGTGGATCATCTCGCGACCTGTGCGAACCACGATCTCAGAAGCCATTGCTAGCGCAGCCCTCTTTGCCTCTTGCAGTTCCTTGCGGTAATCCTCGCTGTTTTGAACCCATCGCCAGACGGTAGACTCTGCCGCTACACCGCAGCGGCGGGCCGCTTCCGCGAAAGTCGATCCCTCTGCCAACGAGGCAAGCGCGATCTGCTTTTGTTCTTCTGTTGCGTGTGTCCATCCCGATGCAGCCATGACCCTAGTCTATGCACCAGCGCGCCGATGTCCAGAACCAGCAACGCCCGCCGAAGCGAGCGCCGTGGCCTGGGCGGGGTTGGTGGGTTAGCGTCCGAGCGCCCTTCTCAGCCTTGGCAGCAGCACCGTCACGTCGGTAGGTCGGTCGGTGTTGTGGTCGTCTGCGTAGGCCTCGATTGCCTCTGTGACCTCGGCCAACAAGGCCAGCAGCGCGGGCTGAGCCTCGCCCCTGCGATCCTCGAAGACCACGGTTGCAGAGTTTAGAAACTGCAAGCCCTCGTCTCTGGCTTGCGCGAATTGCTCTGGCGTCATTCCTCGTTGTTGCTCGTTGTTGCTCATTGTCTCATCCTCCTGCCGGATAGGCTCCGGCGGGCCGTGGGTGGTTAGGAAAGCAGGCCGCGCATGAATTGCCGCGAAGCCTCTAGAGCAGCGCGCCGCGATGGCTGGCGCTCGCTGACGCCTGGGATCGGGTTGAACTCGCCATCGGTCAAAACCCAATAGACGATCTCCCCTGATACGTAGTCGCGCACGTTTTGAAGAAACCCAAGCGAAAACTCGCGCCCGTCGTCAAGGTCTACTAAGACCTCATACACGGTATCATCCTCGTGGCGCAGTGAGCCGCCGTGCGGCCCTCTGGTTGTCGTCGTCAGTCGAAAGGTGTCTGCATTACTCATTGTCTCATCCTCCTGCCGGATAGGCTCCGGCGGGCCGTGGGGTGGTTAAGAGTTGGCGTTGATGCAGCAAGACCAGCAGGCAGGGCGGCCAAGGGATTCGCTCCAGCCCAACTCGCCGGGGCGGGTGGCGGTTACGGTCAGCCCCGAGGTGTCTGCGCCCAACTCGACGTTGATGGCGTTGGGCTGGCTGTACTTACCTCCGCAGGCATCACAAGACCCGGTCTGATACATGACGAACCAGCCGGGAACCGTCGCCCCGTCTCGGCCCTTTTTAGGGGTAAACGTGTGCTGCTCTAGGCGTTTGCGGGAAATCTTCATCGCGGCCATCGTCTTGTCCTCCGTGCGGCTAGGCCGCGAGAGCCCGCTGCTGGGCTCGTGTTGTTCGCACTAGAGTCGCCTTGACTCCTGCGCGGTGTAGCTCCCTGACTCGACGCTGTGCAGCCTTCGCTGTGCTTCTGACGTGCTCTGCGTCTCTGCCGGGTGCTTCGATTGTGTAATTCTTAACTCTCATGACACTGAGACTAGTCGTGCGCACCTTAAAGGTCAAGAGGATATGCACACTTTTGTTGCATTTAGGTGCGTTTAGCCGAGCAGTCTAGCGTCTAGCCTCGGATCTCTAGCTCGCCGTCATCGCCAAGTATCCAGCAAGTGCGGCTATCGTCCTCGCCTATCCAGCCTGATCCGTCTTGCTCGCCGTCTGGCATCACGTCAACCAGCGACGATCTGCGAACTGCGGCGCGTGTAGTCTCTACGGTTTCAACCACGCCGCGCACAACTACGCACACATACACAGAGGAGCATCGGCGCAGTGCTGTTCTAAAAGTGATCGTGGGTGTCATGTTGTCCTCCTGCCGGATGGGCTCCGGCGGGCCGTGGGTGGTTAGTTGTCCTTGGGAGCCTCAATCACGATAGACAGAAGCCGGTCTGGGGTGCCTTTCATGGCATCTACCCAACGCCCTGGCTCCCCCTTCTTGAAGGTGCCCGCAGGCACCCAAGCCTCGGTTAGCAACCATGCGATCTCCCCCTTGTCGTAATTCCACTGATGATCCCATGTCCTGGGAGAGACTCGATAAAGGGTTCCTCGATCATGCGAAAAACCAAAAGTCGCGGGAAAGCGATTCATAGCCCCTCGGATACCCTTGTCTTGGTCGTTGCCCTCTCGGCCCAAGCGGGAGTCAGAGAAACTTGTGTCTTGACGTCTTGGCCTTGACCAATGCCGGGATCCCTTGATGGCTGGCTTTTTGGCGGGACGGCGGGCGCGGCGGTCGGCTGCGGTCTTGATGGCGTCTGCGGTCATCGTCTTATCCTCCTGCCGGATAGGCTCCGGCGGGCCGTGGGTGGTTAGAGGCTCGTGTAGAGCCCGGTGTTGCTCTCGATAACTCGCTTCATGGCGTCCACATAGACACCGCTCACGCTGGCGACGGTCTTAGGCTCTTTGCCCGCGCAGAGTTGGCGAGTGCTGGGGACCTTGGTGAAGGTCATGCTGTAGGTGTCGCTTGGGTCGAGGGTGATCTTGATGTGGTTGATCCCGCTGGAGTTGCGACCGATGCGGAAGCTCAGCCCGTCTTGGTGTGCAAGCAGGTTCTTCGCGCCGATCATGCGTAGTGCGAATCCGAGTTGCTTGGCGATGGTGTTGGCTACTTCGTTGGTCATTGTCTTAACTCCGGTGGCTTGATTGCCTCAACTGCAAGTATCGTATTTCATACGTACTTAAATAGCAACACTATTTATTGATTTAGGCTCATTTGGGTTCATTTAGCCGAGCAGTCTAGCTTTGAGCCCTCCGCTGCATCTCGGCTTTGAACTCTTGCATGGCCTGCTTGATGCCCACTTGACCGGTACGATCTCGCAACCAGTCGCCTTGAGCCTGTGAGATCCTGCGCTCTTGCTTCTCGCTGTAGCCGGGGCGGCTGAGCAGATCGCTCACGCCGGGATAACTCGACCAGCCCGCTTGACCTGCCCACCATTGACCCGCAGCACAATCACAGAGGGCCAACACCTCATAGTCGCCCTCCATCACCGTAACCTTGCCGTCACCGCAGCGGCGCGGGCAGTGTGGATCGGTTGGCGGGCGGTCGTCTGGGCTCTGTCCTGTGGCGTGTGTGCGCTTGTAGGCGTGAGCAATGTCGTCGAAGTGAAGAGGTCTAAAGCGAGCCGTCCCCGCTGCTTCCTCGCGGGCTGAGTCAAACGCGGCTTGCAGCCTTGCCGGGTCGATGCTGCCCAGCTTGCGGTTGAACTCCTCAACCCAGGTGTTCGCCTCTGAGACGCTTGGAGTGCGGGATCGGATGAGTTGCAGGTTATGCAGGACAATATCAGTGAGTGAGGGCATCGGGATCTATTCCTTTCGCTCTGAGGTTGGCCTCAACCTCGGCTTTTAC